TGGGGGTTGATGTAGTAGATACACTAAATTCAAGCCATACACTATCAAATTATACTGGTAACATAACATCATCCGCTTCAATGACGGGCACATTTAGTGATCCAAGCACAAATATTGTAACATTTAGTAATTTATTTGGTGCCAATCTGCAAAGTTTTATAAGTACCGACAGTTCTCTCCGTATGAGAAAATCTGATGGAACACCATTAGTCTTTGATAAAGTCACCAAAGTTACTAGCACCACAGTAACATTAGAGAGTAATGTTTGGTTATCTTTTGCCAATGTTGCTTATGGTGTAGGTACTTCAGGAAACACCATCATAAATATATCGTCACTTACAGGTTCTTATAACCTAGTGAATGGTGGTGTGTATAGTAATGCTACATATCCATTAATTGATGTTATAAAAGCTGGTGATACACTTCTGATTGCCAATAATACATCAAAAACAGTATCAAGTGTTAATGCACCACAAGGTTTTGTAACTTTAAGTTCCGGTTTAAGTTCTGTTGCAAATGGATTAATATCCATTAGTAGAACAATATCTACTACTGGCAATTATATTGAAATATTTGGTCCAGTTGGCCAACAATATTATACAGAAATAACCGATGAAGATGGAAATTCATTAATAACAGAAGAAGGTGCTTACCTCATTTTAGGATAACAAATGTCAACAGTAAAAATTTCACAACTACCCTTATTAAGCACAATCAATGCAAACACCGCTCAAACTTCGTTTATTGGTTTTGACGCTCCTACATTATCAACCAGTAGATTTACCGCTCGTACCTTAGCACAAGGTTTATACAAGAATGAAATTTTAAATGTTGGAAATAATAGTGTTACTTTAAGTAATGTGATTGGCCAATTTTCTGGAACAGACCCTAGTTTTTTACAAGTTAATTTACAAAATTTTAATGCCAATGGCTCTTCCGACTATGTAGCCACAATAAGTGATGGTACTAACGATGTTGGTTATATTAACATGGGTATTAATGGAAAAAGTTATAATGATACTGTAACATATGGTGCTCTTAAAGCTTATGATGGTTATTTGTATTCTTATGGTCCATCAAGCACCAGTAGTCAAGGTAATCTAATTTTAGGAACTGCATCGTCTGGTGCCAAAATTAATTTCATAGTTGGTGGTGCACAACCAAATAATGTTGTTGGTTCAATGACTGCCAATGGTTTATCATTAAACACACAATCATATATTGTTTTCTCTGATGGTTCGATACAACGAACATCGGCTGCCACATTAAACTATTCACAGGCAGGTTTTGCTGTTGCCAATACAGCTTCAGCAAATATCTCATACCTATATGGTGTTAATACCACACAGAACACTAGAATTTCTGGTGTTGATAACTATTCTACATCAGCCTTTGCCAAAGCAAATTCAGTAGGTGGTTTAGCTCAAGCTGGTTTTGATTACGCCAATAGTTCTATTTCATATTTACAGAGTGTGGCCATTCAAGCCAATTCTAATTCAGCTGTGTTGTTTGGTATTTCATCAACACAAAACAATAGTATTGCTTACCTACAAACAATTAACAATCAAGCAAATGCCAATATCTCATTGATATTTGGTATCAATGAAACACAGAACACTAGAATTTCTGGTGTAGATAACTATTCAACTTCAGCATACACACAAGCAAATATTGCCACAGGTTCTGCTCAGGCTGGTTTCAATCTAGCCAATGCAACGACTGGTTTAGCACAAGCCGCTTTCAATCAAGCAAATACTAACGCTACTAACTTGAGTGCCAATATTACTTACATTCAAGCAATCAATAATACACAGAATACTTACACACAAGGTGCCTACGATAAAGCAAACAATGCTTTAGCAAATACAACAGGTTCATTTGGTGGTAGTTTAACTGTTGCTGGGAATGTTACAACAAACTTTGTTTTTGTTAATAATGATGTAACATTCCAATCAACTGGTGTTATTAAAACATCGGCTGGTGTTAATAATCTAAACGACATTTATATTCAACCTGGTGCCGACATTGGTGGGTTTACCGGTGGTGCCGTATATGTTAATTCTGGCGCTAGTGTTTTTGGTGGCCGTGGTGGTGATATCACATTAACACCAAACACAGGAACAATCGCTGCCGGTTCTGTTGTATTATCAGGTAACGTAGTTGCCAATACTACAGGCACCACATTCTCTGTAGATAATATTAAATCAGTATCAACATCATTTAGTGGTGCCGTTAATATTACTGGTGCCGTTAGAACATCTAATATAATTTCTACCATCAGTTCATCAACTCCAGCAACAAATGCTTTGGTTGAAATTGTTGGTTCATCTTCAGGTACAAAATCAAACCCATCAAGTGATGGTTATATGTTACACATTACAGGTAAAGATGATATACCAAGTAGATTAGTTATTGATAGTTATGGTGTCAATTCATATGCAGCATTAGATGGTCGTGCTTCTAGAGGTACAGTTGCATCACCTACAGCATCACAAAATAATGATGTGTTACTAAGAATTTCCAGTAATGCTTATGGATCAACTGGATATGCATCAAATGGAGTATCCAGAATTGATGTTGTGGCAACAGAAAATTTCACCGATGTTGCTCGTGGTTCTAGAATAGAATTGTATAGTGCAAAAAATGGTACAAATACTGTTACTCAAATTGCCACATTTGATGCTAATACAGTAACATTTGTCGGCACGGTAGAACCACAAAAAGGTTTCATTTACACACCAACAACTTATCCTGGTGCTCAGACAGCTATCGTAGTTGATTTTGCTAATAACTCATTGATTCGGGCTAATTGTTCTGCTGATATATCGGTAACACACACCAATTATGTGGCAGGTAAAGTAGTTGAAATGTGGATTACAAATAACTCAAGTCAAAGTAGGAATTTTGTACATGGTTGTGCTGCAATCAATTCAACAGCGAATAATATATCATATGCAATCCCAGCCACTTCAAGTATTTTTGCCAGATACACATCGTTCTATAACGATTTAGGAAATACCTTTGTGTCCATCATACACTCATAATAAATAAACTATGGCAAATCAAAATAAACTTACATATTATCAAAACTATTCTGAGATAGAAAAAGATTTCTATGCACCGGTTTCTTTATTGCCTAATGGTAAACCAATCCAAACAATGTATTGTTTCTTGGGTAGAGTAACTCCTTGGACTGATGATACAGTACCTGAGGTGCCGTTGCAAACTCAAAGATATCTAAAATCAACTTATAAAAATATTTTTGTAATGAAAAGGATTACAACGAATGATATTTCTCCAGTAATTCAAAGAAACGATTGGGAATCTGGTTTCAAATATGATACTTATGTTGATGATGCAGATATGTATACTTTAGATGAAAATGGTTATTTGTTATACACATTTTATGTTAAAAATAGATACGACCAAGTATTCAAATGTTTATGGAATGCAAATGGTGCGGAGTCAGTAAATGAACCTTTTTTTCAACCAGGTAGTTATCAAACTAATAACATATTTTACGGTGATGATGGGTATAAATGGAAATATATTTACACAATAGATATCGGACGTAAAAATAAGTTCATGGATATCCTTTGGATGCCTGTACCTGTTACCGCCAATACACCAAACCCTATATTATCCCCATTTGGCACAGGAAGTGTTGATGCTATTAATGTTATTAATCGAGGTAATAATTATGACACACAAAACTCAATTATTAATATTGTAATCACAGGTGATGGTACTGGGGCTAATGCCACAGCAATAATTGATTCAAATACACAATCATTAACATACAAACAAATTACAGAGGTTTCGGTTACTAATCCTGGTACAAATTACACCTACGCAACGGCCACGGTTACTGTAGCAAATACGTCACTCATCACTGCAACTCAAGGTTCGGGCGCAATACTGACTTCTCCTGTGTCTCCTTTGGGTGGCCATGGGTTTAATCCTGCCACAGAATTGGGTGCTTCTAGGATTATGATTACCGCAGAATTTAATGGTACTGAAAATGGATATATTCCAACAGACATTGAGTATCGACAAGTTGGATTGATAGCAAGTCCTTCAGCAAGAAGTACCTATCCAGCACTTGCTAATGGTGCCATTTATAAAGCTTATACTGAAGTATTTGTTTCTGCTGGTTTTGGTTTGTTTAACTCATCCGAAACTGTTTATCAAGTGTTCCCCGTAGGATCAACAAATATAATATATTCTGGAACAGTACTTAGTTTTGATGAGGGAGCCAATTTGATTAAGCTAATAAATACACAAGGCACTCCATCATTGAGTGCGCCATTATATGGTGAAACGACAGGAACAGTAAGAACATTATTAAGTAATAACTCAACAGACATCATTATAAACTCTGGTTATATCACCTATATAGAAAATAGAGAGAGTATATCAAGGAGTGATGATGGTACTGAACAATTCAAGTTTGTATTAGGATATTAAAGGAATAAAATGCCTCTGAATTTTAACGTTGCCCCATGGTATGATGACTTTGATGCTTCAAAGAATTATCACAGAATTCTTTTTAAGCCAGGTTTCGCCGTACAAGCCAGAGAATTAACACAGGCTCAGACAATCCTACAAGACCAGATTACTAAGTTTGCCGATAATATCTTTAAACAAAATTCTCCGGTAACTGGTGGTCAAGTTACAACAAATTTACTATGTAATTATATCAAACTCCAATCAAGTTATCAAGGAACTACAATTGATTTGGATTTATTTGATGGCCAATTAATTCAAGATACAAGTGGTTTAATTACTGCTCGTGTTTTAGGTATAGTACCTGGAACAGGTGAAACTGGTGTTGGTGATCCTCCAACTTTGGTAGTTTCATATAATTCAGGTAATCGATTTACCGCCAATTCATTATTAAAAATTTCACTTACCAATACTTTTGCACAGGTTAGTACCGAAGCTGATGCTGTTGGTAATAGTTCGGTAGCTTCGATTGACCAAGGTGTATTTTATATCTCATCAAATTATAAAAATACTGAAGGTATCACAGTATCATATGGTTCATTTGTTCAAGTTAATCCACAAACTACCGTTTTAAGTAAGTACAGTAGTTCACCAAATGCTCGGGTTGGTTTAAACATCACCGAAACAGTATATGATTATATCAACGATACATCTTTATTGGATCCTGCCGTTGGTGCTTCAAACTATCAAGCCCCTGGTGCTGATAGGTATGTAATTAAATTAACCCTAGAATCTAGGCCATTAACCTTTGGTGATGATGATGGATTTATTGAGTTAATTCGGGTTGAAAATGGTAGTATCGCCAAGATTGTTGATGGTTCGGTTTACAACGTCATCGATGACTATTTTGCCAAAAGGGACTATGAAACAAATGGTGACTATGTAGTTAATGATTTTAAATTAACTCCTAAAACCTATTCAACAAACGATAGTAAGTATACAATGAGTGTTGGTAAAGGTATCGCTTATGTTCATGGTTACAGAATAGAAAACCCTATTCAACTTGATATTCTTACCAATAGAGCAAGAACAACAGAAACACAAAATAATAATCCAGTATACTTTGATGTGGGTAATTATTTCTATGTTAATAGTGTAAGAGGTGCTAATAATTCTTTCTTTGATATCACAACAACTCAACAGATTGATTTACATTGTGTGCCTAGTTCAAAAGTAACAGTTGGTTCTGAGGCTGCATATAAATCAACATTAGTTTCTACTGGTTATATTAGAAATTTAACTTATGACCGTACTGCTGGTGCC